ACGATTATAGTGTTCACGACGAGCCGACCCCTTGTTAGTATTCTTGGTGTGTTCAGTCATAACTCTTATGTATCCTGTTCTTTTTTACCGTCAAGTGGATTCTTTTTTAGGTCTGTTTCGTATTCCAATCTGTATCTATCTACACCATGCCAATAGACTTTGCAGATGGAAGTTTTTATTACTTCTTTATCTCTCTCTTTCTTCATCTTATACGATACATATTCTGGGTCAAGGTCTGAATCGTACTCAAAAATAATATTCTTTTCATGAGGATACAAAAATAATTCTGTTAAAATTTCAACAATTGTTCCTGTACCCAATTGTTCTGGGGTTTCTGAATACCTTGGTGGTCGCATGTTCTTTCTTTTCTTTAAGAATACAGCGTCACCTACTGCAACAAACTCCTTTTTGGACAAGACATATTTACCTCTTCCATATAAGTAAATAGTCTATGCATCGCCAATAGGTTTCATTTGTTTAGTAACATAGTGGTCAACTGCTAATTGTATTTCGTTCATAAGAGCTTTCTCGCTTTCTCTTATTTCGTCAAGGTAATTCCACAAAAGATCATTCTCCTCTTGTAACTCTTTTACAAGTTCTTCAAGTTGTTTGATCTTTTTGTCTTTGTCCATCAGTGTGTGCCTGTGTATTTAATTCTTACCCTTCTTCCTTTCTTGAATCTTCCTCTAGTATCTCTTGGGTTGAAATGTGCAATCATAAGTTCAATATTCTTTTTATCATCGTCAGAGAAACCTATTCTTATTCTAGCACCTTTAACAGCATGTTTTCTGATTCTTCTTGCTTCCAAATGTGCTTTTTCAATAAAGTTATTTAATTCTGCTACTTTCAGTGCTTCTGGGCTTGCAGCAGCGGAAGCATTAGTACCAGCAATACTTGAATGGCTTACAGGACTAAATTGGCAATGAATCAAATATTGATTGATTAATTGGTCGTCTGTCATTTCTTCAACAGAAATTCCTGGCGTTGTTAAAGGTAAGTACAATTTTATATTTTTTATGCATTCATCTTTATTAATTCCGCCAAATCCAGTTTTGATATAGTCAGCACATGCTTCTTTTAATACGTCTGGGGTGTGGCCTCTTGCAGTAATAATAGCAAATAAAGAAGCAGTTTGAACACATTCTTTAAAATCATTAAAAGATGGTCCTAACTTTGCTTTAGAAATATCGCTCAAGAATTGGTCGTCACCTTCTACTCTAAAGTTTCTAAATGGATTTGTAGCAAAGTTTGCAATTTTATGGCCTTCATACTCAAACTCTTGTTTCCCAATCAAATGTCTATGAGTTGCAAAAGCGTGTGTTGACATACCAACTTCATTACCTGCTGTATCAAGTAACATAATTTGTGTTGGCATAAATACAATATTATCATCCCAATCGAAAGCATAATATCTAAGGTCAGCTTTACCTTCTGGTGTAATACCTTCACCAACAAAGCCTCTCCAATTTTTTAGTATGCCTTCCATTATCATTTCTTTGTATTCCTCAATAAACGTTTAAATCTTTCGTTAATAACTAGTTTCTTTTTTTGTTTATTCTCTGGCAGGTATGCTGATGGGTTCTGTGGTTCACCACTAAACAAAGGTGATTGCTCGATTGGCGTGGAACCATACTTGGGACGAGTTGGTTGGTCTGGAATTGGTTCCTTAGCAGATTTATTAATATCCGCCTGTAAACTGTGGAAATGAAAAAGAGTGGTACTATCGATATATTTAATGTACTCTCTAATGTGTTCAGAAATTACTTTTACAATTTTATCATAATTTTCTGGTGAGCCAAGTTTCTCCATGTAATTTAATGTGTTGATTACTTCTTGCTCTGTTCTTTGTCTATGGTCGATAGTGAATTCTATTGTCATAGCAACATCAAGATTAGTTTGTCTAATAGCATCATATCGTCTAAATTGGTTTAGTTCTGGTATTATTGGAGCAATTTTTACTTGTACAATATCTTCGTAAGGTGGCAAATCTTCTGTTTTTTCAGATTGCATAATGTTTGAGATTGTTCTTGTCTGAGTCATGTTGCCTAGTGGGTTATAAAAATTACCACTAAATGGAAGAGTATAATTGCCTACTGTGGATTCTGGACTTCCAACAGCAGCAAAAATTTTATCTATTATTCCAGAAAGATTAATTTGTCTTATCAAATCATTTAATTTATTAAAGTATCTTGATGCTTCTGCTGAACCTTTTTCCACAGTTATTTCTGGCACAGTAATTGGTACTTTAGCAACAACAGGATAATTGTCAAGTGATATTATTCTCTTTGGATTTTCAACATAAATAAATATGTCATTTACTCCCTCTTCCGAACGGTCACTCCATTGAAAATGATTACCGTTTTCAACAATAGTCTCAGCAAACTCTTGTATCATGTTTTGTATTGATTCTGTTTCTGATGGAGCAACTTTTGCAATTCCTGCTTTTTTAAATTTAGCAACCAATAGTGATTTCAATTCCTCATAACCAGTATTTTCAAGTGATCTTCTAATACCGTAAGTTGTTGATTGCGCTTCAAAAGTGCTTGCAAATGTATTTTCTATAGTAATAAAAACAATTAATTTATCTGATCTTCCAGAGTAACCACCAACATGATGCCTAATAACAAATCTTGATGAATTAAAAATGTCTCTATCAGAACATAGTTCAAGTAATGTTTCTCTAACTATTTCTCTTAAATCTAATGTTAATTTATTAACATTATCAGTAGCATAACCAGTAGTACTTGTAAGTTGTTGTAAACTTTCTGGTGTAAACATAAACTTATCATCATCTTGAGTAAAATCAAACTCTATTTTAATTTCACTATCAATCGTGTCTATGTCTGGCCCAGCACAATTTACATCTAATTCCAAAACAGCTATGTCTGAGTATTGATTAAAGGTTTCTTTTATGTTTTGGCACTCTTGGTTGGCTTCGTCACATTCGTTTCTAACTTCTTCTTCATCTTCCTCACCAGCCCACATAATGCGGTTGCCATAACTACTTTGTGTATAATTCTTCAATGAAGCAATAGATTTTTCTACCCATTCTTTTTGTTCTGGAGTTTCTATAGTTTCTTCTAAAGCTTTCTCTAAAATTTCAATAAAGTCTGAGGTTAATTTATTCATACCAGAGTCAGAATAGTGACCTCCAAGCATTTGTAAAGTACTAATGTCTGGAACAAAGTATCTTTCATTTGGGTCAGAGGAAGATTGGTCATACAAAACTTTCTTTGTTTGTTGAGTAATCCAATTTTTAACCGTTTCTACAAATCCAACTGCTTTTTCATAACCATAAATTCTTGTTTCATTAGCCATAAAATCTATACCAGTATCTTCATCAACAAGCCTTCTGATTCTTACTCTATTGAGAGGTGTGATTCCTTTAACGCCTCTTTGTGGATCATAAAAAATCTCTGGTGCATTTAAGTCAATATTTTCTAAGTCTTTATTTTTTACCAAATAAGCAATTGCTCCTTGGTTTCTTGCTTCTGCGAGAGTGCAATAAAAATAACCACCAGTGTATTCTTCTGGTTGTGAGTGGCAAGAATGCATACCAGCGTGGTCAGACATTCTTAGAACATCAATTGGAACACGACTTATAATAATTGATTTAGTGCTTGGTGTGTTTTCGTTTGTTCTGTTGAAACCTTCGATTGCTGATGCAAGTGATGGGTAGTTGTGAGTTGTTTGATGAACGTAAACTTCTCTTGCACCTTCAATAGCACCTAAATCTTCAGTAAATTTAGCTTGATTCTTTTGCCACCATTGATAAATTTCTGTTTGATTTGCTTTTTGTAGTGCTTGTGCTAATGTTAATTCAATTTTTCTTTCATTAACTTCTGCGCCTTTTTTTGCTTCTTCTGGAACTTTAGGACTCCAAGGCTCGGAATAAACGTACTCAATAATTGGTTCATAAATTTCTATTTGTTTTGTTTGTGCAGGACCACCACCAAGAGGAGTGAACTTTTGATTTACTATTTTCTTTCTTATGTTGATTGTTGGATTTACTTTTAAACTTGCTTCTCTAATGTACAAATTTCTAGAGTCTGTTGCAAGATAGGATTCTGGTACTTTCTCTTTTAATGCTTTTACCTTTACATCCCAAGGTAGTTTATAAAACTCTTCATGTGTCATTTTTAGGTATTGTTCAATAACTCTTCCAATAAAACCTTTTGCTTCATCGTCAACTCTATCTCTTGTAGCTTGGCTTGCAACAATCATTGCATAACCAAGTTTGTTCATTTTAGATTCGTCAAATGGAACAACAACACGACCAGCAGAACCAAAATAAGATCTAAAGTTCTCTGCTTTACCAGATTGAAACTTAGCAATAGCGTCATAGATTCTATCTACCCAGTTTTCTTTCATTTCTAAAAGAACTTTTTGATTCTTTTTATGATTTGTTTGAGAAATCCACTTCTGCCAGTTATAATGATTGCTGTTCTTAGACATTATTTCTTCCCTTTATTTCTTCTTAATAATCTTAATAGGTTTTCTCTAATAATCTTTTTTCTTGATTCTGTCAAAGATTGTTGTTGTTGACGCTCTGCTTCTATTTTTTCTATTTCATCTTTTACTTGTTGTGCAGTTTGTTCTTTATAAAATGCGTTAAAGTTAAGTCTAATAGCTTCATAAACTTTATCTAGTAAAGACTGAGGATCATTATCAATTTCTTCAATCATTTCTTGAAATTGGTTTAGTTTGTCTTGTTCATTAATGTAATTAAAAGAAAATTCTATCTCTTTAAGGAGAACATCGTATTGTTTTTTTGTTGATTGGTGGTCGGCTAAACCAGAACCACTATCTCTTAAATACTCCCCAATAACATCAAATGTAATAGTACACATAAACGAACGATCATCTAAAGTATTATCGCTATGTTTTTCAGCAAATGGCAATCTCATTTGCTTAACTCTATCTGTTGAAACTGTTGGCAAGTTTACAAGTAATCTTTGTAAAGCAAAACCAACGCTTTGACCAAAAAGAGAAATTATTTGACTATTAAAAAGTAAATTACCATTACCATTAACAACATTTCTTCCACCAAAACTAAACAAACCACCAGCTTGCATAGGATCTAGTCTAGCAACAATAAAGTGATCGCGAGGACTTTGTTTATTAAAAAACTTAAATTTAGCTAATGTGCCTTTCATTTCCGTGTTAAAATAATCTGAATTATTTCCAACATTATGAGTAAAGTTACGGAACTTAACTCTTGGTGATTCCTCTTGTCCTACTCTTATTATTTCGTATTCTTCTAGTATTTCATAGAATCTTTTTTCAATACCTTCTGCTGTATTATTTTCAAACCATCTAACTAGATCGCGACAAGCACCATTAAATTCGTCAGCATCATAGTAAGTGCTTTCATAGATTAATGTTATGTGACGTACATTATTATCTACATAAGATTGAACATTTCCTAAAGAAACGTCTGGGTAGACAAATACTCCAGCATCTTTGTGTACTAGTCTATCAAGAATGTCATCAGAAACATTATCATCATCTGCATCTTTACCATATTCTGGTGTAAATTGGTTTATGTTAATTTGGTAATCTAATTTAAAATTAGCAAGAATAGATGCACCATCGCCCCATTCCCACTCAAAATCACAACCGCTCACATCCAAAGTAGTGCCTCTTTCTACAGCACGCAATCCTCTACTGAACGTATTCTCGGCTTCTTCTCTTCGAATCTCTTCTAAATCATCTTCATCGTCACCGTCAGACCAACGTGTAAATTCTTTTTCTCTAGTTACATTCTTAATGTTATACCCAATATTTTTAATAAGTTCTTGCTGCTCTTGTGATGGTTCTACTTTTTGTTCTTTTGTCAATTGTTGAAGAAAATTAACAAATCCTGTACCAACTCCAGGTGAATCTTCATATGAGCCACCTCTATGAATAAAATCTTCTATTTTAGTAGAAATGTTTAATCTTTTATTACCTTCTTCATCTATAGTTACTAATGCTTTTGCTTGTGTATCAACAGCAAACTTCTTTACAGTATTAAGAAAATTATCTAATCTCTCACCATAAATTCTGCTTGAAGGTACAGCAATAGCAATACTTGTACCTTTATCTGTAATATTTCTTAAGCGTACTCTGGAAACTGGTGCAATACCTTTGATTCTTCTTTCTCTATCGTAGAAAATTTCTGGATCGTCTAGGTCGATCTTTTCTAGATCTTCTGTATTTACAGCATAGGCTATTGCACCTTCATTTTGTGCTTCGGCAAGAGCACAAACAAAGTATTCGTTTCCTTCGGAATGACAAGACTCAAGACCTTCATCAGAAAAGTCTGACATTCTTAAAATATCTACAGGAACGCGAGAGTAAATAATTGAATACTTACTTTCAACTTTACCTAAATTTTCATCTGATGTTTCGTTAAATGTTTTAATGTCAAAAGCGTATCTTTCTGCTTCTGCTTTCTCTTTGGCAAGGGTCAATAACTCTGGATCTAAAATAAATCTTCCTTGATTGTCTTGCCACCATTTTGCTATACTTGGAATTATTTCTAATTTTTTCTTTCTTTCTACAATACGAGAAGCATCAAAATCTCTTTGACCAGACATTGCAGCAGGTTCTTCTGTAGGTGGTTGTTCACCGTATTTTTGAACGTATTCGTCTGTGTGTTTTTTGATTTCTTTTTTCATTTCTTTAACAACTTCTTTTAACCCACCAACAACGGTAGTAGTCGTTGTTCTTACTTGTTCTTCTTTTGTTTCTGGATTTACGGAAAGTCTTGGGATGCTTACAGATAATTCAATTATTTGTTTTTCAACCTCTGGTATTGGGTCGCCTTGAACCCAACCAAGAGGTTTTTGTTTCATCTTTTTCATTACAGGTTTTACATCAATTGTTGCTGTGCTGTAATTGTTTTCGCGAGAAGGTGCAAAATTAGCTAGAATTGTTGCTAGAATCATTGCAACTTTGTCAACGTTTTTTTGTTGTAATGGTTCAACTATTCTTAATTTATCACCAAAGATTGCATTAAATGGTAAAAGACTTGGATCTCTAAATGCTGCGCTTGATGCTCTAGAAATTGCATCAATTGCTTCTTGTGAAGATTCATTTAGTTTTTGATTTTTTAAGTACTTGTTCCATAACTTAAAGAAGTCTTTTTTATTGCTCATTTTTGTTCCTTCTGTACCATCTAATTAGTTTCTCGCGAAGCAGTTTCTTGTTTATTACTTTACTTTCTTTTACTTGTGGCTTTTCATCTTCAAGAATGTAATAATAAGGTCCGAGAACTTTCTTTCTTATTTCCTCAACGAACCCATCAAAAAATGCTGCTGTTTGTTCTGCTGTTAGAGGAAAATTAACATCTTTTATTACTTTGGTAAAGAAAACTTTATTTAAATTTGTTACTGCTGAAACTGCTACTGTATTTTCTTCAGTAAATACACCATAACGGAAATAAATTATTGATTGACCTAAAATACCAAATGCTGATGGATAAAATTTAATTGCAGGTTCTTTGTTTTCAACAACATATTCTGGTATTTCAATAAGACGATCTCCATAGTTAGATACTACTCTGCTAAGTATTTCTCTAACTATTTCTTCTTTACTACCACCAAATTTTGCATCTTGCTGGTGTTGTTCCATTTCTGTTTCACTTTCTCGTCTTGGATTAGTTTGAAGAACATTTGCAATTTCTTTTTTATCTTGGTTTATTTGTTCAAGAAGATGTTTATAAAACGTATCTTCAATAAGCTCAGTATTATTGCTAATCCAATTAACTAAAGTAGCAAATTGTAGTGTTCCAGTTTCAGTATTTGAAGATAAACAAGAACCTTGAATTATTAAATTAATACCTTTATTGTTGTCGGTAAGAAACGCATCAAAACTTAAATGTCCACCGTTTCCAATTGTAATACTACGGTCCAAATAAACTTCTAATGGTACATTTGCTTGTCCTAACGTAAACTCGTCAAACATTGTGCTAGTTCCACCACGTTTACGAAGTATAGAATTTAAGTCTCTATAAGTCAAACCCAAAGCTGTGTTCATAATTGTTTTAAATGATTGTGGGTTTAAATTAATTAATTTGGAAGCTTCTTCTGGAAATTTAACAAGAGGATCGCCTTCTTTTTCTATTGCCTTTGCCCCTAAGTTCATAGAAAGTTGAGAGGTAGGACGTAAGGACTTCATACTTGTTAGTGGACCCATAAACCAATTTCTATACCTCATGTTTAAAGCTTCTGGTTGTGTATCGGTATTGTAAATAAAACGGTAATCAGTCTCTGGATCAAACTCAACACTAAACTTTTGGTTTTCTTCTGTTTCAGCAAGTAAATTATAAATTTTCTGTGACAATAATGGGCTTGGTCTGCTAATACCCATTTCAGTTAGAACTTTTCTCAACAATATTGCCATTTGTTGGTGAGTTTGTAGAATGCAGTTTTGGTCGTAAACATTGAAATCATCTATTGTTGTTAATAGTTTGGTAAAAATAAGCGACAATCCTGTTGTACCATTAATTCTAATGTTTAGTTCTCCAAATAATTGTGTGTATGTAGACAAAACATTATTAATTTTTTGCAATTGATCTTCATTAATTCTTAATTCGCTTTTCTTCTCTTCCACAACATTAAGTGATCTAAGTTCAAAATTAGATCTTAATTTAACCCTATAACCAGTAAAAATATCGTTTTCATTACATTGTGGTAATGTTTCTATCATTGAGAAATTACTATTAAGTCTAACGTGATAAGCTCTTGCACTATAAATATTTGTATTTCTTTCACAATCGGTTGCATCTTCAAGTGGATCTTCAACACCTTCCCAATCAATATTTGCAGTTTTTACTTCTGATTCGTCGATTCCCAAAACTTTAGAAACATTTGTTAATAATGAACGGAATAGTGCTTCAATTTGTGTATCTTGGTAACTGCCACCAGTAAGAAATAAAAGTTTTTCTGAAAAATCTAAATTAGGTTTACCATCTGCACCAGCAAACATAAAAGATTGTTTGTCAGCACACCATTGTTCTAAAACTTTACGAAACTTATAAATTTGTGTACCATACTCTGATTCTTCTGGAACCATGTACTCCATTTGTTTTTCTAAATCAATAACTCTTCTGATTCTTATTCTCGATACTGGAACAATTTTGTCTATTGATGTTTGTGTTTGTTCTTCTTCATCATCGTCAAAACTCATAGGAGCATTTGGATCATTACTTCTTTGATTCTTGCTTATTTCTTTTAAATGTTCTTCATCAAAGAAGATTTCTGAATCTTGTAATCTTCCTTCTTCTTCTAATTTTTTAACGTCTTCATTTTTTACTACATAAGCAACGGCTCCACCTCTTTTGGCTTCTTCAAGAGCGCAAATGAAGTAAGAGCCTTTTTGACTATGGCAGGAGGTAATGTTTGAAAAGTCCGACATACGAGCAACATCAATTGGGCTTCTTGTAACGACAATAGAATAAGACTCTGTGCTACCACCCATAAACCTTATTGATGCTGCAATGTGTTCTGGTGTTGTTACTGGAGTCATACTTACAAAGTGTTCCAGTTGTCTGCTTAACTGCTCGTTTGTAACCAATCCACTTTGTACTTGTGACCAATATCTTGCTGCTTCATCCATCTTAAATTTATTAAAAGCCCTACCTAATGGAAAAGTTTCTGTTTTTAATTGATTCATTTTATTTAGGTAACGTACAACAATTTGTGGAGTTCTTATTTTAACTTCTTTGGTTTCTCTTCCACCTTCTATTGATTGTTGTACAGTTTCTTCGGCAACATTAAACGATACTAAATAATCATTAATTGAACCTTCTTTATGTTTTTTCTCATAAAATTGATTTGCTGTAAGTTTCAATAATGCAACTTGTTCTGTTAATTTTAATGCTACGTTTTCTTCTAATGGAATTACTATTCTAAGTTTATCACCAAATGCATAATTAAATGGAGTTCTTGTTAAAATATCTAAGGAATCAGAACCAAGATTAGTCATTGTTTTTTCAACGTACTTTAATAGTTTTTTTCTATTATCTTTGTTTAATTCGCTAAGGATTGTTTTTTGTTGCCAATTCTTCCATAATTTATCGTAGTTTTTCATAGAATTTTCCTTACGATGTAAATAGTTTTAGATAAAAGAAAACCGCCAAGAGTTTGTTCTCTTGGCGGCTTATTTACTAACTAATTAGTCAGTTTACTGGAATTGTAGTTGCGTTCTGGTTAGAAACTGTAGTGTTAATTGTAACAGTAAGAACACCATCTACATAACTTGCATTCGACTCAGAAACGCGGACACCTCTTCCAATTGAGAATGTATAAGAGAAAGACCGACAACGAAAACCTTCTGTCTTTGGATAAGATACAATAAGAGTTCCGTTTGAAATCTTTACATCAAACTTTGTCTTATCCGCACCAGCAGCATCTACGGTTGCTGTATATACTCCCGTTTTACTGTCATAAATAAAATCAATGTTTCCTTGTGACACTCTTGGGATTGGATAAGATGCAAGGGGAATAGCATCTGAGTAAATACGGTCAAGTGCTTCAACTAAATTCATTTTAATATTATCTCCATAAGGTGTTGTAGTAAGACGAACCATTTCAGCTCGCCTCACGCATACTCATAGACACCATTGAAGAAGAGTCAAGGGATTCCTCAAGATTTTCATTAAGAAAATTACGAAGTGCCCTAGCCTCACGAATAGTAAGATGGAAAGTACTCTCACTACGTCCGTCTGGAATAGTAACAGATACTCGATTGGAAAGACGACGCTTGCTGGTGTTATTGCGAACAATACGAACACCAAAGCTGGAATACGAACGATTAACGTCTACCTCGATATTATCATCAATATCGGTAGTCTCAATAGCGTTACGGGCAAAAGTCATTCTGTCTCCTTTGTAGTTTCAATACGGTTATAATCATCTTCAAGTCTGACAACATCATCAAGTTGTGGTGTAGATACTTCCATTAGGTCAACAGGATAAAACCCTGCCGCAAAACGGTGAATCTGGTTTGGCATGATGTGGAAGGCTTCTCCATAACGGAGCGTGATCTTCTTTGCCTCTGTATCATTCTCTGAACGCTTTGTCCATACAATTGCTTCTTCTGAAAGGCAATAGATGGTTTCCATTTTCTCTTTATGATATTGTAGAGATAAACGTTTACCTGGGGCAATATGAATACGCTTGAAAGCATAATGCTCATTTGCTTGAATAATGCTCTCCCAACCCCAAGGTTTTTCAATATGCTGTTGATTACATTTCATCTAATAACTCCTTCTGACCAAAAATTCTTATTCTTTCTATCATCGGTCACGAAAGTAGCAATAATCTTATCTTCCTTAATTGAAAAGGTATAGGGGAATAGATTACCATACTTCTTTTTCTTACCTGCCGTTATACCAGACAGGTAGTTGATGCAACCAGCGTAGATTGTCTTATCATCATAACCTGCTTCACGGTACTTATCAAGGTCAGTCTTGATATAAGCGAGAACAGGCCAAACAGTTTGATTGCATCCTTTTACTGGAAAATGCGAACCAGAATAACGCCCACCCCTTGTTTCGGAACCAGTTTCTGGAATAAGGCCCATCCATTGAGTTAGATGAACAAATTCGCATTCAATCTTATCAACCGTAATTGGTATAAATGGGTCAAGGGTATGTTCATCAAGTTTTTTACGAATTTCTACAGTATCTTCGTCAACTGCATAAGAAACTTCTTCTTTCTTTTCTTTTGCGACTCTTGGCTTTCGCTCTTTCTTTGGTGCTTCCGCTTTTACTTCTGTTTCTGTTGTTTGTGGTTTGGGTTCAGTATCTACTTTCTTTTTACGAGGGACGCCTTTAGGCCACGCCATAAATACTCCTATTTGTGGTTTTTAATGTAAGTTGATGTTTTGTGGTCGCCAGCTACAACTGCAACAACCATAACTTTATTCTCTTTAAACAATTTTGTGGCATCTTCAATAGCTTTCATACCATCATGAGAACCATAAAAAGTTTTTGTAAAAGGAAACTCTTTCAAAGTTTTATCATCAAACTCTAGTCTATACCCTATCACGGTCCATAGCATCTGTCACCCCTTTAGTAGTGTTTTAGTTGAAGTCTGAATCTTCTCATAAACCATATCGGAAGAACCCATAACTGTAATCTCGTAGTTTCCAGAACCACCACGAACAGTAATTCTGCTAAACTGCATATTTGGGTCTACACCAAGATGTGAAAGTTTACCCTCGGCAAGAAGTCCCCTAATTCTACTATCCTCTCTCACCATAACAACATGAGTAGGATTAACAAAAACTGACCTAACATTAAAGCTAGTAGCCATATTTTCTTCAACAATTTCGGTTAGTCGTACCATTTTATTCTCCATATGTGTAAATGTTAAGTTTATCTGTGTCCCATACAATGTTGTCGTTTGTAAGGACTTTGATATGTGTATAACTATCTTCGACAACCCAACCTATCTCTGGTGCTTCGGTTCGTCTATAGTCATAAGCAGAATCGATTGAAGGATGAAAAAGCTCTACAGAAGCGGGAATCTTAACAGGCTCACCAACTTCATAACTACTCTTTCGATACATCTTCTTCCGTTTCGTTACTATTACCGTATCTTGCTCTCATGTATCCGTCAAGGATAGACTGTGCATCATCTAACTTTTGATCGATTGATGCTAGATTACGCCTAAATACATCAATTTCGTGAAGAGCTTGGTCAATACTAGAATCATCAATAAGTTTTAGGAGATTATCGTATTCTCTTGTTATTGTAGAAACGTCTTTATCAATCAAAAACATACGAACTTGTCTTGGTACATCATCAAGTTCTACAGTATAAGAAATTTTAACTTTCAATTAACACCTCTAGTGTTGTATTAATAAATCCCAAAGTTGTTTAACAGCAAGACCTATTATTGCTGTTATTCCAATCCAAGTTGCTTTTGTTTGGTTTTCTTTCCAAGTTTCAATAACTTTAAGTCTTGCGTAAATACCATCATCTGGGTGGTACACTGCTTCTTTTATTTTAGAAATGTCTTTGGCTACATCGTCCTGTTTCTCTTTTAGATTATCAATAGAACTTAACATTCTATCAACTTTCTTGTCAAGGGCCGTTATGGCTTCCTTTAACTCATTAAGTTCAGCACCAGTAGCCATTTATACATCCTCCATAACAACAATAATACTAACAATAATTAGTATTATTGTTGAACAATAGAATAATTAGTTGTAATTAAAGTTCCTGCCGCTGATGCCGCATTTTGTATAGCACATCTTGTAACTTTTGCAGGATCAATAATACCGTTCTTGACCATCATAATTACATCACGCTTCAAGAAATCGTATCCAGCCTCAAATACTTCTGACTTAATCAAACTTACTATAAGGTCTGGGGATTCACCAGCATTCATTGCCATCTGTCTAACAGGCTCTTCTGCTGCCTTCAACACTATCTTGACTCCTAATGCTTGCTCCTCGTTGTCTGTAGCCACTTCAAGACGTTGTGTGGCTCTAATGAGAGCTACACCACCACCTGGAACTATGCCTTCTTGTTGGGCACTACGGACGGCTTCTAGAGCATCTTCAATACGGTGTTTCTTCTCGATCATTTCTACTTCTGTTGCTGCACCTACGCGAATAATTGCAATACCAGAAGCAAGACGAGTGATTCTTTCTTGAAGTCTCTCGCATTCATAAATTGATTCGGTTTGTTGTAGTTCTGCTTTGATAATGTCGATTTGTCTATCAACATCTTCCATAGAACCATAACCACCTACAATAGTAGTCAAACCTTTAGCAATTTCAATCTTCTTTGCACGACCAAAATCTTTGAGTTTTACATCAGACATTTTGGTGCCATTCTCTGTAGCAATGAATGTAGCCCCAACAGAGATTGCAAGGTCTTTCATGATGTTGCGGCGTTCTTCACCATAACGTGGAGCCTTTACAGCAGCAACCTTCATTGTTCCTCTCATCGCATTCATAATAAGAGCAGCAAGGGCTTGACCTTCAATTTCATCTGCAACAATTACAAATGGTTTACCCTCTCTTGCAATAAGTTCAAGAACAGGAAGCATATCTTGAACAGAATCAAATTTACGGTCTGTTACAAGAATGTAAGGGTCTTCGTATTTTACTACACCCCGTCTTTCGTCATTGATGAACGCACCAGCGAGGTATCCCGAATCGAAACGGAAACCTTCAACAATGTCAAGAGAAGTATCGACAGACCGTGCTTCTTCAATAGTGATCGAACCATCTTTACCTACCTTATCTACCGCAGTAGCAATTAACTTACCAATTGTTCTATCGTTGTTTGCAGAGATAGATGCAACGTGTTCAATATCTTCTTCTGAGGAAATTGGTTTTGCAATTTCTCCAATTCTCTCAACGATTGCTTCAACAGCTTTATCGATGCCTCTCTTAAGTTCAATAGGAGAAACGCCAGAGGTCAAATAGCGTTGTGCTTCACGAAGAATGGCACGCGAAAGAACGACTGATGTAGTAGTTCCGTCACCAGCAAGGGCAGCAGTTTGTTGTGATGCTTGCTTTATTACTTGTGCTCCCAAATTCTCAAATGGGTCAGACAACTCAACAAAATTTGCTACAGTTACACCATCTTTTGTAATGATTGGTGTTTTTCCTTTTTCTTGAAGAATTACATTTCTTCCTCTTGGGCCTAATGTGGAAGATACATTATCTGCCAATACATTAGCACCCTTCAATAATGCTTCGGACAAGGAGCGTCCATCACAATACTGTTTACTCATCAAAACTCCGTATGTAGAGGTATTATAATCTTTTATTGGTTATTGTCAAGTCTTTAAACCAATTTTAGAACCAAGATTAGTTTCTAATTCTTTTGCAGAAGAATAAGCTTCATTACCTAACTTTGCAATTTGTTGCTCGTCCATCTCTTCGTTGTTCAAAGATAAGAAATAATTATTAACTTTGTAGTTAATCAAACCAGCTTCTTTTAAAATTAATTCAATTTTTTCATCAAAGATCTTTTTATTTTTATTCAAAATAGTATCACGCTCATTTGGGCGCATTGATAATGTTAAACCTTCTTTTGATTTAGAATTAGCTTTTAATGTTTCTACATTAAAACTAAATTGCAAAGAGGCTGCTGTAGAACCAGAACCTACATCTTCTTCTGATATTTTAACATATTCTGCGTTTAAAGCAGCCAGTTTATTATAAAGAACCTCTATTTTATCTCTTGTTGAAGAAATAGCAGCTTGATTATAGCTTTTTTCATATTCTTCAACATCAGATTCTTCACTTCCTGTATCGAAAAATGATTCTGTTGTTTCTTCTCTATCAATTTCTGCTTCTATTAAGGATATTTCGTCTTTTAATTGTTTCAGTTTATTTTTAACAAATGCAGGATTTTTTAAATAATTGTTATATTTTTCTGCTCTATCCTTTCCTAACATATTAAGAAATTGTTCAAAATTAAATTCAAACATATTAAAAATAATAACATTTGCTGAAACTTCACCTCTTGTTTCAACAGCTTTATTTGCAATAATATAAATAATTTTCTTATCTAAAGGAGAATTTAATGTTGTTGGGTTTCCTTGTTCATCAAAATTAACTAAAGAAAATTTATGATTTCCTGCTGAATATAGCTTGGTGTATGCGTTTTCAAAAAACTTCAACATATTACCGATTGAACCTGTAATACTTTTACTTTTAACAAGTTTTAAAGATAAGTAATAAGGTTTACCTTCCATTTCTACTTCTATATCTTGAATAGGAAATGGATTAATAGAATTCTCAGTTGATACAGTTCCAGTTTTAAACAATAAGTTAATGAACTTTTCAAAGAAAAAACCAGCAGAAGAAGGAGTATCTGGTAGGAAATCTTCTATCATCTTGTGTAATGAAGTAGTAAATAATATAGTTGCTAAAGCATAAGATAAGTTTGTTGGCTGTTCTGATGCTTCTTCTTTCTTTAATTCATTTACAAAATTTACAAAATTTGTAATTTTATCTATTGGGTCTGTACCAGATGATACTTTAGTAGCTAAAGTATCATTATATATTTGATAAAAGAATTGAACACTTGATTCTTCTGCTTCGTATCCTTTTTCTTTACCAGAAGGATAGATAGGTTGTAATTGCACTTCAGTAAGCTTTAATTCATCAAATAGAGCAAAAAGCTCTTTAAGCTCCATAGTTTTTGATTTCTTTGGAGTTAAAAAGCTTTCTACTAAGTTGTCTAATTCATTGTTTGTCATAATCTTAAATAGTCTTATTAAACAATAATGTCAGCAATTCCAAGCTTTACTGCTTCTTCTGCTGAAAGATAAACATTTACTTTCTTATCAATCATTTTCTTGAGTTGGCGGAATGACATATTGGTTTCTGCTGCAAGTGCTTTTAGATAAGCATTTTGAACGTATCTAATCTCATCCATTTCATTTTCAAGGTTATGGAGAGGGCCAGCATTACCACCAATTACTGAATGAATCATTACTCGACAATTCTTTCCAATTCTACGCTGTCCTTTAGTTCCTGCCGCAAGTAGAAGAACACCAGCAGACATTACCTTACCAACACCAAACGTTACAATGTCACATTTGTTTTTAATAACACGCATAATATCGTAAAGAGCAAACATATCATCAGCAGAACCACCTGGAGTATTTAGAATAAACTCAATAGGTTCATTTTCTGTTTCAATCTCGGAGTTTGGGTCGTCTGGGTTTACTGGATAATCTACTTCGCAATTCTCAGCAAGTTCAAGCATTACGCCAACAATCTGAGAAATCTTAGCCTCTTCAACTTCACCAAATAGACCAATAGTTCTTGAATCTGGTTTGTCTCCACCAGCGGGAGGCATAAATAGCGTCATTGGCACAGGTGTTTTAGTAGAACCAGCTTCTGCCACTTCTTCTGTCTCATCATCGTGATCGTGTTCATCATTTACTTTCTTACGAGATTTGTTGAATAGCATTTATACCTCTTTGTTAAATTCTTTTTTCTTTTATAATTTTCTCAACATACTTTGTCATAGAAGCCCAATCATGAAATTGCAAATCTTTCTTGTATGGTTCTGGATAGGCAGCGATGAAGTTGATTATAACCGCTTCTTTCCAATGTGTAAACCATTTATCAAATAAAGATAATTGGAATTCAATTTGCTCATCTGTGCAGCCTTTTTCTTTAAGAACCTGTATCTTTAGCTCTCTTAAGTATACTAACTCCTCTGTCAGCATAAGCAAGGAGACAAGTATCCTATCTGAGATCTTTCTTGCAAATATCATAACAAATCCAAGATCAAGAAACCCAGATGCCATTTTAGCAAATAAAATACCAGCTAAGAAAAATAAAGCCCATGATAAGTAAGTCATGCTTCTCCAAATAAAAAACTACGCAGGATCATTATAACCCTGCGTAGCCAAAAGAGCAACCTTTATTATATTGTTTTAATTATCAGACTAATCTACGAATAACACGTTTGAGGACTTCATTGATTACTTCATCATCTGTGAGGACTTCTATTTCCTCTTGTAAAGCGGGTCCAGCGGGTTCATCACCTCCCTCATCGCCTTCGCCTTCGCTTTCTTCGCCACCTTCATCTTCCAAATCTGGAAGTTCGGCTTCTTCCTCTTCTTCGCCACCCTGTTCATCAGCAAGACCAAGCTCGCTAAGGGCATCCATTACTGCATCTTTAATAACTGTTTTTAAATCTTCAACTGAATCAAATTCTACTTCGCCTTCATCAGATTGCATTTCACCCATATCTTCTTCTGGTTCCATAACAGAAGGCTCGGCACCCATTGAACCGTCACCCATGCCCATATCCATATCCATATCTTCTTCGCCCATTTGGGCTTCTTCATCTTCACGGGCATATGCCATTTCTTTAATTACTTTCTTATTGCTTTTTTTATTTTCTGAAAGGAAATTCTGTGCTGCATTTTGATCAATATTAGCAAGTTTCATCCACTTTGCTACTTGATTCTCAGATAATAAAGGTTTTTTGCTCATTTGTATTGCTCCTACACGAATAAATAGTGTGATTTTTATAAAAATACTTTTTTTTTAATTAATCTTCAAAATTTTCTAAAATATCGAAGATGTTTTCTATTTCATCCTCATTAAGAGCAAAGTCTCTTTCAAGCTCTTTGCCTTGATTAATTAGTTGTATTTTTGCGTTTAATCTAGTTTTAGGAATTTTAATAGTTTTTAAGCTTTTGTGCCACCATTCTAAAAATTCTTTATCATCGGAGAGATAAGCAATTACAACAGTTTCTAAAAATTGTTGTTTTCTTACATTATCATTTTTCATTTTTACTGCAAGTTCAGCACACTTTACTGTAGGCAGTTTAAATGAAACTTTTGAAATTTCACTCATTATTTTCTGTGTAGAATATGTGTATCGGATTCTCTTGCTGCTGCCGAAGTTTGTCTAATAAATTGGGCTTTACTCCATAGTTGTGTAATAGTTCTAGCTCCAGAGTAAGAAAACCCAGAACGAATGCCTGTTTCCAATTGTTGGATAATGTCTTTTGTATTTCCTTTGTATGGAACAGTTGTGGAGATTCCTTCAAGAGAAGAAGTTTTACCTCTCCAATCCATTTGAGCTTCTTTTGATGCCATACCACGATAAGTTTTGGAAGCTTCTCCTGTCCTTGGATTAACATACGTTTCACCTGGCGTTGCACTGCTTCCAGCGAGAATTGAACCCAGCATAGCAAAATCAGCCCCACCAGCAAGAGCTTTAACAATATCGCCAGAGTTTCTAATACCACCGTCCGCAATAATCGCCACATTATGATTTACCTTAGAACAATTCATAATTGAATCCAGAGAAGGAACTCCGTGACCAGTTTGGATACGAGTAGAACAGATGCTACCCCCACCAATACCAACACGAACTGAATCAGCTCCCCAAATAGCAAGATAAGTAGCTCCTTCAAGAGTAGCAACATTTCCTGCCATAAGGTGGGGTCCATTTCCTAATTTCTCTCTCAAAGTAATTAGAGCTTTCTTTACCAAAACGTGGTCACCATGAGCAACATCTAAACATAAAATTTTAACATTTGACTCAACTAGGGCTGTAGCTCTTTCAAGATAATCATCTGTAATGCCAATAGCACATCCAAACTTTTCGGAACCTATTTGCTCTACAATTTGGTCTGCCATTTCACATTGTTTCTCTATAGTATTGTATCTATGAACGATGCCAAGACCGCCCATTTTACCAATCTCTATAGCCATTTCTGTTCCACATACAGTATCCATTGGAGAAGCAATAATTGGAAGATTAAACCATAAGCCTCTGCTTTCATCTAGCCAATTGCCAATATTGACTTCTTTTCTGCTTTCAATATCACTGTGTTGTGGTACTAAAAGTACATCATCGTATGTTAGGGCTTCACGAAACATCAATCCTCCACTTCATTTACAAGCTTTACAAGATAATCTAATACTTGCTTGTCGTCAACATAATAGTTGTCACCAGCAGGAAATCCATTGCCAAGTAGCTGCATTAAACGAAGCTCTGGATTTTTCTTCCAAGCTATATGTAGGAATTCAATTGTATTATTTATTTCAACAAGTCTTTCTAGTTTCATAATAACTTTCCAAATTTTTAATTATATAATCTTTTGAATAACCAGATTTTTTATCTGGATTTTGTGTTGGATATGGTAAATTTACAACATCACCATTATCTATTATAAAAATTTCTGGTACTCCATCAATACCAAACATACTAAAAAGTTTTCTCTGAGTAGAGGAATTTATATTACCAAATTTAAATTGATTTTTATATTGTTCTGCAATTTGCTCAAATATTGGTTTTAAAGCTTTGCATAAATGGCAAGTTGTGCTTGTAAATTTAATTACATATGGTTTATCAGATTTTGTTATTTCTTCAAAGTCTTCAAATCCAAGTTCTTTAACAATTGAATTATTTTTTATTATTATTTTCATAATAACTAATTAGCCTCTCTGTATACCATTTTACTTTTTTAAGATCTTCTAATGAAGTACCTTTGTGCTTATATCTCATAATATATTTAATAACATTAGCAGCACAAAATGCTTCACCTAAACCTTGATCTTCAATAACATCAATAGCTTCAATTTCACCAAAATTATAATGATCTGGGTGGTCTACCATTTCTTTTGAAGCTTTAGTAATTGCTGCTTTATACATTTCTGCCCTTGGAAAATAATCGTAGTTACTCATTGTCAGCCTCCTTAACTGTATCCTCTGCCCATGCTTGTACATCTTTATAGCAAGTAGGGCAAAAGAGCTTGACTTGCTTGCTTTCATTAAACACCATTACTGACCAAGAAAAGGCTTGCTCTCTATTATTTTTATCATAAGATGTATTACAACCAGTACATTTTTGTGGCAAGGCATCAAATAATAGTGTTTTTTCTTGTATTAATTTATTTTGCTTTCTAATTTTGCGTGCAGAACTCATGCATTAAACCCTTCGATAGTTTCTGGATTGCTACTATAGTAAATATACTCTAGCAAATCAGAACTATTATAACAAACAAAATCAATAAAGTCTTGTAATTCATCAAATGTTTTGAACTCAATTAGTTTACCTTCATGGAAAGTTTTATAAATGCTAATTTGTTTGATAATGTCACATTTGTTTATTACCAAATGTGTAGCACCACCAATTTTAAGTGCTTCAATTAGCTTATCTAGGTTAAGCCAATTTACTTTTCTTCTACGTCCTGTTGTTGTACCGTATTCTTTTCCAGCGTCAGCAATACTTAAAAGAACAGGATCTTCAAGTAAAGTTTCTGGGAACAGAGGGTCTGTACCAGAGCGAGTATCATATATTTTAGCACAAGCAAAAACATTCTTAATTTTTTGTGGTGGGAACCCTAACGAACAAGCACCATATGGTAAACATTCACTTGATGTAATAAATGGATAATTGCCATAATTAATATCAAGGTGGTATCCCTGTGCGCCTTCACAAAGAATGTTTCCAAATAATTGTTCATTTAAAATGTAAGATTTATCTATTGTACTATCTTTGGCAAGTAAACCCTTTCTGGCGGCTTTGTCTCGATATGCTGGTGCTATACCTTGCGAAGTTGTTCCAAGATGCCCTAGCTTAGCTTTATCTTCTTCAATATGTTCATTAGTAACAATGTGCGCTAATGGATGAATTTTAATAAGCGAGGTGTTAAGACCACCAGCAGCAAGTTCAGCTACTTCTTTGTAAAAGGAATCAATGTTTACTACACAATTAGGTCCAATAACAGACTTAATACCATAAAAAATTCCAGATGGAACAATGTGAGTAGCAAATTTCTTACCATTGTGAAAAATAGTATGACCCGCATTGCTTCCACCGTTCCATCTGCAAACAAAATTATAATAGTTTGGTTTTGATGCTAAGAAATGTGTAATTTTTCCTTTACCTTCATCACCCCAAGAGGCACCATAAACAACGTCAACATTTTCTATTCTCATAGTTCCAAAACTCCACGTAATTCAAAAGCAAAGAATCTTTCTAGTTGGCCTGTTTCAAACACAAAAACTTCGTGAAATTCTACAGACTCTTTAGTATCAAAACCCCTATCATCAAAAAAACTTGTAATGTACATACCGTCGAAATTCATATTATCGACGTGATATCTTACAATGTCTCCTTCTTGTGGTTCAGCGTCCCGACGAACCGAAACCACCATTTCCTCTATCTGTTTCACTTAATGACTCCACAAACTCAAATTGGTCAGTAGAAATCTTCTCTGGAATCGCTTGTGCAATTCTATCACCAATATCCCAATCATAATGGAGATTTGATGTGTTGTGAAGAATCACTTTCCATTCTCCTCTGTAACTTGAGTCAATAACTCCAGCAAGAACATTGATGCCATTCTTAGCAGCAAGACCAGAACGAGGAGCAACACGCATATAATATTCTGGACTAAAAGATGTAGAAATACCAACTGGCACAGCTACTCTTTCACCTGGAGCTAAAATACCTTCTTCTGTAGCATAAAGATCAAAACCTGCATTTCCTTCTGCACGTTGAGTAAGATTTATAAATCCACTCATTTTAACAACTTTAAGATTAAGACTCATTTTTACCTCTTTATTAAATTTCTACAACTATAGGTTCATTCTTATATTTATATTCTTCATCAAGACAACAAGAGTTAATAAACGTAGTATCACCAAACTTTAGCTTTAGTCTTGCTTCATGAATATGTCCAAAAGCATGAATCATAGGTTTAACACGTTTCAAAATATTCATCTTCAAGATTTCACAACCAACATTTCTATTATCATAAGTAAGATCAAGAAGTTTGTGTGGTGGACCATGAGTTAAAAGAATATCAGTATTTCCTGGTATTTTCTCCCACAATTCATAAAGATGTGAATTATCTGCATTAAAAGCCCAATCACAAAAACGTGGTTGCCAAGGAGAACCATAGATTCTTAGGTTATTAATTACAACAGTTTGGTCTTGAAGGTAGGTAATATTTGGGTACTCTTCAAGAAGAAGTTTAGCCATGTTTGGGTCTTTTGCAAATAACCAATCATGATTACCAGCAATTAAAATTTTGTGTTCTGCTGGTTGCTTACTAAACCAATGAAGAAATGCTTTTACCTCTGGTAGTTTACCTCTAGAAGTAGCATCACCAGTATGAAACAAAATATTAGTTTCTTCAATAGTAACTTGGTTATGTTTATTGTGAGTATCAGAGATAAAAGTAAGTTTCATTAGATTCCCGTTACAGTAGTTGCTGACCCTCTCCAATTTATTTCGCAAATTGGCTCATACCATCCTTCATTGTTAATGTTAGAGGTATCAGTCCATTCCAAAACACCACCTACATAAATGTTGACCGTCACATCGTTTCTGCCATTGTAAACAGAACCTGGGTAATCGTGAACGTACACAGTATAAATTCCTGCGTATGGAGAATCAATATTTATGTTTTCTGGTCCTGTACCTGGAATATCGTCAAGATCAAGTATTGGATTATCAGATGGTCCAGAAGAACCCCATTCTAAACCGCTTGTACAATTAGCATAATAACAATCTGAATAATAATCAGCAATTGTACCATATGGAGCTACAAGATGCAAGTCCATATCGTCACCAGAATTAGTCCAGAACATTTCAACCCAAAGACCATCACCAGCAAGTGAATTGAGAGTAACATAACAAGGTTCTGAAACTTGTCCTACCTCGTTTGTAACAATTAATTGTCCTACATACTCACCAGCTAATTGAGGCATAAAGTTTCTTCTATTAGCTGCTCCTGTTGGCATATCCACTGTATTGCCGTCTGGAGCAGAAACTAAAGTCCAATTATAGTCAGTAATTGCGTATCCAGCAGTATCGTATGAAGTATTACCGATCCAATCTGCTGAACCGTAAATAGCATCAATGTTTTCTGGGTCTACAGAGCATAACGCAATTGGCTGTCCTAGTGGCGGTGAAGTATCCTCAATATAAGTATCTACAGGCTCAGAAGAGTCTGCTGTATCTTCGTATGGTGGAATAAAACCAGTTTCAATCAAAGGATCGTATGGATCTGGCTTTTTATTTACCTCGTATTCGGTACAAGCCAACATTAAAAGTGTAATCATTTTATTTTCTCCCAATCACTAAATAGAATGAAGTTCGCGATACTTGAAAAGTGCCAGCTCTTTCATTTTTGCTTCAATCATAATGTCTACATCGTGACCATAAGTGTCAATACGCTTGTAAACATAATCAGAGTGTGCTTGAGCAGGACACTTAATACCTTGCTCCTCACTACGAGATTCAGAGTAATGTACCACAGGCTTGATGTTTTGCCAAGTAGAGATTGCAATTTCAAGTGCATCCTTTTCTGGCATACCACCATTATTCAACTTGTGATGGTGATAGTCAAAAACAATAGGAATGTTGGTGTGCTTGTAAACAAGATTGTAAAGCTCCTCAGTAGTATACAGAGATTCCTTATCATCATTCTCAAGCGTAAAACGACTTCTAATCTTATCTTCAAGAAGCTCAAAATTACGAAGAAACTGCTCTACAGCCATAGGCTTATTCTTATAAGTTGCTCCAACATGAATATTGATCTTGTTATAGTGAGTACGAGAAAGACCCATCAAATCCATAATATCTGCATGAACCGTCAAATCCTTGATGGTATTTTCGGTTACAGAAGGATTAGAAGATGTGAGCTTGTTAAATGGGCCTGGATGGAAAGTAAGTCGCTGATTTGTGGTAGTAGCGTATTCACCACACTTACGAAGAAGAGCTGCAACAGATTCAATGTTCGGGAGATTAGCGACACCGTATTCGGATGCCCAAGGAAACATATCGGAGGACATACGATAGAACCCAATTCCGTTTGCTGTATTCCATTGTAGGATTGTATACAGGTCATTGAGATTCTGCTCGATAAGTTCTCCAGCATAGGCGATTCCCTTTGCGTCAAAAGTCTTACGAATCATTGTACGGTTTGTAGTAATTCGGGATTTTGCTGGACGTTCAGAAAATCCTAGATTGATGCACGCATAGCCAAGATTGATAGACAAGAGAAACCCTCCAAAGACATACTATCTAAGGAGGGCTAGGGTGTCAAGGAATCAATCCAAGCTTCTTAACTATACCAGTACTAATTGTAAAATTTTCCATATGGTCGGCAAAAGGTACGAAAGCTGTATAAGTATTTAATTTTTTATTACCCTTTATTTCAACTTTAGTATCAGGTTTTAGTGTAGTGACTTGTTTTTGCAAATCTTTAAATGATGGGCCTTGAACTGGTGATTTATCATCTTTTTGAGCATCTAAAAGTTTTGCAACTGTAGTAAAGCCAAGTGACACTGAACTTGATATTTCGGAAGCCTCATTGAGAAGTTTAATTATTTCTTCTCTGATTACTTGTCTTACTTGTGCTTCTGTTATTGTTTTCATAAAAAATGGTTCCTTACCAATTAAATAGTAAGGAACCTTTAATTATGCCAACAATCTTAATTGTTTTGCTACATTATTTACACTAAATCCCCAATCGTCATAATTTGGTTTTACCATATAAGGACGATTAGTGAATACAATGTCTTTCTCTTTAATACCCCAGCATTTGATTTTGACTTCGGTATTTGTACTGTCAATTGTATTAAGAACCCAATAATCTTTACCAGTTGCTGTTTTCTTCTTTTCAATCTCTCGCACAACAAACCAAGCAAGCCCCAATTCTTCATCGTACTCAGAAATTGGTGGAATCATCTTCTCTTGAAGTCTAATCATAATCTCTGGTGAAACAACAAGGTTCATTGGGTATACGCCAGTTAATTCTGTAAGGTACTCGATTTTCTCTTCATTAGAGAATTCACCTTCTGGTTTATAGGTTTCAATATTCTCAATAAGATTTTTGAGTTTACGAGGTCTATCAACTGCTACTGCTGACCAGAAATGTTTAGCACCTGTAAATCTTTCATCAATCAAAGTTGTACAAGCACCAGAACGAATCAGAACATCAAGAGCTTTTTTGTTGAGTTTGCTATAAATAATATTCTCATTAAAAATAAAGTCTTCAACTGTTTTAAATGGTCGATTATTAAAGATTTGTTGAATTGCTACTTCTCCAAGACCTTTAATCGAAGAAAGGGGCTGAATTAGTGTTTCTCCATCTTCTGAAATCTCCCAAACCATACCAGAAGTATTGATGTTTAGAGGCTCAATCTTGAAACCCATAGATTTTGCAAGATTAATTGCATATTCTTTATTTTTTGCATCCTCTTTATCCAAAAATGCTGCCATCCATTCTGCTTTGTGGTAAGTCAAAAGCCAAGCACATTGATATGAAAGGATCGAATAGCAAACGGCATGAGACTTATTGAAGCCGTAACCCGAAAAATACTCAAATGTTTCCCAAAGTTTCTGCGCTTCTTTCTTATCAATACCCTTCTCCACACAACCTTCGATAAATTTGTGATGAATCTTGTCTTTTTCCTCAAATCCTTTACCTGTTCCTTTCTTGGTTAGAAGTTTGCGAAGTTTGTTTCCTTCATCTAGGTCAACATCTTTACCAAGTTTGTGAGCAAGAATAGCAATTTGCTCTTGAAAGATCAAAAAGCCGTGAGTTTGCTTCGTCACTTCTTTAATTATTGGATGAACATATTTAATGCTTTCTGGATCTTCTACTGCTGCGATGTATAGTTTATCTACATCTGCTCCAAGAGGGCCAGGACGGTAAATAGAAGTAATTGCTGATACATCGATAATATTGTTTGGTTTTACTTTCTTGCAGAACTCTTGAACTGGAGCTTCTGTAAATTGAAAGACACCAGCAAAATTACCTTTATGAAAGACGTTCTTGTAAACTTTCTTATCGTTCATGTTCATTTTATCTGGATGTAGATTTTCATTATAGAAAGCCTTAACATCTTCAAATGTTGGGTTTTTGATTCCCTTTGTACGCTTAAGAATGTGTCGAATTGCACCTTCAATCATTCGCAAAGAAGCAATACCAAGAATATCAAACTTGATGAATCCCATTGGCTCAAGGTGGCGAACGTTTTGACCCTCTGACCAAGGAGTTTGACGTACACCATCAGAATTAATCAGAGGCATGTATTGATCAAGATTTTCACCAACTACAACACCACCAGCGTGACGAGAACAAGAGCGAACTTGACCGTAAAGAGCATTAATGTGATTTGCAATGTGTGGATACTTTTTAAGGAATCCCTGTAGTGTTGCAGAATACTCTTTTACCTCCTCAAATGTTGGCGTATAAACACCAGATTTGATTCCATGTTTTTGTTTGGCAAGTGGTGTAGCCTCAAGCATCATTTTGGAAGTGACTTCATTTACCTCTTTAAATTCAATATTATAAAACTTGCTAATGTCTTTAACAAGAGATTTAAGTTGTAGAGTATTCCAGTTAGAAATTGGAACTACTGTAGTATCTCCCCACTCTTTGATTAGAACGTCTTTAAGAACCATTGGGTCAGAAACGTCATAGTCAATGTCTGGGAACCCATCTTGGTTTTTTGTCATAAAACGTTCAAACAGGAGTTCATGCTTGATTGGGTCTACTTGAGTGATTCCAAGTACATAAGAGACAAGTGAGCCAGCAGCAGAACCACGTCCTGGTCCAACTAGTTGCATTGCTTGTGCTTTATCTGAAATAGCCTTCATTGTGAGGAAGTATTTGCTAAATCCTCTATCTTCAATAACATCAAGTTCTTGGTCAAGTTGCTTAATATAATTTGGCTTATCAAGCAAACCAAGATTACGCATACCTTCCATAGAATAATGACGTAGAGCCTCGCCAGCAGTATAACCAGCAGGTACTACAAAGTTAGGAAGTCGAACGGTATTATCTGGCATAAAGCTTTCAATACGTTCGTGTGCAATCTTGTAGCTATTTGTAATACTATCAAGAACCAAACTCTGCTGATAGTGAACGCCACATTCTTTTGAATACTTTTGAAAAGACTCAAATACTTGCTGCCCATTCTTAGGATAAAGTTCATATCCAATCTCATCAACACCAGCAGGAAGTTCGGAATTACCCTCTGCCCACTCTGGCTTGCCCTTACCTAGCCAACCAAGACGCTTGTAAAGCTCACGGTCTTTCCAAGCATCTGGATTTGGGTAATGACTATCACAAGTAGTTACAAGTTGAATACCAAACTCTTCGTGCATCTTGATGATGTATTTATTTAGAATGTGCTGCTCTGGTACATTGTTCCATTGAAGTTCGCCATACCAACGGTCACCAAAAATGGAAACCATTCGCTTTGTTACTGTGCGGAAAGAATCAAGAATTGCTTCCTCACCTTTGTCCTTATTCTCCCAATAGCATCCAGCATAAACCCCGCCAAGACAAGCAGAAAGGGCAATTACACCCTCATTATACTTCTCTAGCATCGTGTAATCCATACGGGGGTATCGGTAATAATTTTCAGTCTTGTAACTTTCAGAAACAAGCTTGAAAATGTTATTTAGACCCTGTTGATTCATTGCAAGAAGAACAAGGTGACGACGACGATTAAGAAGAGACTTGATCTCCTTCTTTGACGCGCCTTCATCCTCTACAATTGCACCTGTTACGGATTCATCTTCCGTTTTATTCTTTTTATCTTCCTTGTGCTTTTCGTATTCTGTACGCCAATCTTCAATAGAAGGAATAAAATAAGCCTCAACACCAAAAATAGGTTTGAAGTCCTTACCTTCCTTCTTCATCTTTTTTGCATGTAGAACTTGCCACGAAAGACCATTCATATTTCCGTGGTCAGTCAAAGCAAGCGCATCCATTCCGTTAGAATAAGCAAAATCCATATGGTCTGGCGGATAGCCCATACCATCAAAGATTGAACCTGCTACAGAATGTGCGTGAAGTCCAACAAACTTAATTTTGTTATTCATTTACCCCTCGTAGTCGTCATAGTCTGGTTCTGGAACATAACCATCACCCTTCCAATGTGCAACTACTTCTTCAGTATCATCTTGGCAATCTTCATCTTTACTTCCAGTTACTGGGGTTGTATCGGGATCGTGTGCTACAAAAATACTTTTCATAAGTTCTCCATCTGTAAATTTAAGTTTCCAAGTTGTGTAAGGGCCATACATCTCAACCCATCCGTGAAAACTGGTGTCTACTGTCTCTTCTTCAACCGAACGAAACATGCCAAGTACAGGATGCTTTCTTTCAGCCTCTGGCACAATTTCAATTCTACGTTTAATTAACCAAAGTCTATTATCTTTTATAAAGTAATTATCTAAGTAAGAACCAAGATCTTTAGTTTGGTACTCACCAGCATCTGGACCATCTTTAATGTCTTCAATAACTTCAATAGTATCAAACATCCCCATCTTGCTCTTCCTCCTCTGGTTCTTCTACCATACCATACAACGTAAACGGTTTATCAACAAAGTATTTATTTATAGTATTAGTAGTATAGTATTTAGTTTGATCAGAACCTAAAAATTTACAATAACCATCCCAATTTGAAATGTTATGATAATTATTAATCTTTATTGGTTCGTATTCAGTTACAATAACTCGATTAAAAACATCGTCAAGTTCATAATCAATCCAATCTTTATTAACTTTTTTCTTAGTTATTACGTTTCTAAATTCTTTGTACTGCTGTCTTGAAAATGTAAAACCTAGATACTCCCCATCTAGTACTGATTTACCTTCTTTGTTTGTTACAAGATGATTCACATAAGTTGATAATCTTTCTCTGTTTTTTGAAACTAGCTTAGGCGAATAAACTCCATATGGAAAAGCTACATAATACATCGCTGGAAGCATCCATTTAGACAATACCCAACTTGCATGGTAAGCATTGTAAGCACCTTGTATAACTGAATAAGGAAGACTTAATTTTGCTCTATTCTTTGTGAATACAGGAACATAATAGATTGGTATTTTTTTAAACATAGTTTTTATGTGACCATCTGGCATTTTATGTTTAAAATAGCTTCTAACTGGGTCATACACAAACTCACCAATCTTATTCTTTATGACTCTTGCTATATCTTGATTACAAACAACCCAAATAGTTTCACAGCCAGCCCAAGCACACTCAAGTATTGCTCTTTCTGCCGCTATATAGTTTGGAGCAATAGGCATCATAGCATCGGGCCAAGGCATTTGAAAATCTAAGGCTTTACCCGCAATCGGTACGATCCCTGCAAGGTGTGCGATTTTCGGCGTTGTGTACTGATCTTCAATAATTTCTTGCATAGCATGTACTCTCTGTATGGTATTTTATCAAACATAATCATAATTTCTTGAACAGAATAATTCATAAATGTAACATACTTTGTATTTTGGTAAACATTACATTTTTCTTTTTGTATGATCCTATCAGAAAACTCGTATGCAACTGGTCTATGTTTTTTCTTGCCTGTGGAAGTGTACCCGTTTTCTTTACCTTTTAAGTTATATTTACTAAACTGTTCTTTTAAAATAAATTTAATGTTGTAATCAGTTAAATTATCTTGAAGGTCTTGCAAACTTTCACAATAAGAAATTAAACAACCGTCAAACTTTCTTCTTTTATCTTTTGATTTTAAAAACCAAATCTCATTTACTACATCATAATCTGTATAAATTACATCGTATTCTTTATCCATAAATTTTAAATTATTAAATTTTATGTAATCTTTTACAACATAACGAGTATTTTCTACAGTAGGAACATCAAGACCTTCAATACCATCATCATCAAACAATAGAATTTTATCAGCTTGTAAGGTAATTAATCTTGAATTTTCTGTAGTTAATTTAACAACATTATCTTCAATTCTTATTGCTTGTAAATTAGATGCTGGCATAAGCCCTATCATTGATAACAAAAAAACTAATCTACCCCAAATTGTTTCTTTTTGAGGTCTGATTAGTTTTTTATCTTTGTTTGATACAATTTCTTGTAATTCTGGATAAATTTTAAGTATTTTATAATTTGTGCCAATTGTGACTGTATCAAATTGTGTTGGTATTTTAGGAACAACATAAAATACTGGTGTTCTTGTAAACAAAGCATATAATAGGGACTCAACTGTAGCCCCTATTATTATCTTGTCGTATTTATGAACTATGCCTTTCATCTACAATCTTTCTATAAGCCGCAACTGTCTTTGGATAAAGATCGCTTGCAATTTCTAAACAAGCTTCTGCAACTTTTTGGATTTCCCATTGGGCACCTTCGTGACTTCTTAAATCAATAAACTTAAGAAGATTAGAAAGATTTACAGTACCATAATACTCAGTATACATGGCTTGTGGCAAAATCATTCTTGCTTGTTCTCTGCATACTCCATGTTCAATTAACTTATTGAAAAGAGTAAGACTGTGCTTGAAGTGTCCAGCAACAATTGAAGTTGCTGAGTGTTCGATGCCAAACCCATCATTGTAGAATTTTGGGTTAAATGTCTCATTAGTTGAAGCTTGACGATTTGAAGCATGTTGTAGTCTGTATTCCTTTGGCTCGTAAAACTCAATATTAAAGTCTGTATACCTTCTGCTTATTTCATTATAAGACCAAGTACGATGCCTATGGTGTTGCGAACGAACAAACAAAGGAACTTTAAATCTAAAAGTAATTAGGTTGTGTTCCAAAACAGAAGTGTGTTTGTGCCTAATAAGATAATCAATAAGTTTTTCATCTTTATCGTCTAATTCTTCTTTATGCTTACCAAATGATACTCTTGCAGAATTTACAACAGTTAAATCAGAACCCATATAGTCAATAAGTTCTACTTTACCAATACCATCACCATAAAGCTCAATAGATTTCATTTATTCCTCTTTGTGAAGTGGTCCATCTTTTGGTGGTTGTGCTTTAGTACCAAAGTAATAAGCAAATACCATTAAACAAGTTTGTTGAATAAACTCAAGTATTTTAAGAGACTCTTGACCGTGAAGTAGTTGCGTTGATGGACCAGCAACAATTTTATCTGCTACAAAAATACCAGCAATTAATGCAAACATTGTAGTAACAAACTGTGTCAATGCAGAATGGTCTGATGCTGCTTTACGATAAATGTACTGAACAATACCAATAACAGCAGTGACAATTGCAACTGCAAATACAATTGCAATCATGGTTGAACCATAAGAATCATAAAGGCTTGGATATTGTCTTACACCATTTATTTGTTCATAAGTTGAAGCAGTTGTGGTTTGTTCTGTTATAACTGGTGCTTCAACTGCTAATTCATCCCCTTCGTTTGCGATTGCTGGTGCATTTTCTTCTAAAATCTCTGGTTCCATATTATTCCTCACTACTGATTACAAATTTGCTTACAAGGGTATTGTGGCTTTCTACAAGCTCATCAATATTAACTTTAGCCTTTGAAAGACGATAAGCTTTTACAGCCATTTTAATATCCTCTTTGGTAAGCCAAGCATTATCAACATACTCTTTACGAAGATCTTTCATTTGATCTTTAAATGGTTGAATGGCATCTTCAATAGTTGCAAGATTACGAACGTAATTTGCAATATGCTCTTCACGGCTTAGTGCGTCTGACATTAACCCTCCTTGGTTACGGTTGCTAATACATAGTTCTCTTGAATTAAATAATGCTTTTCACCATCTAATTCAATTTCTTCTAACATATGAGTAGGAACAAGAATTAAACTTTCTGGTTCATACTGCTCTGTCGAATCTTCTATAACACGAACGACCTTATGTGGCTTGTCCTTTTGTTTGTAATCTTCTGGAAGGAGAAAAGCCCTTTCTGGTTGTTCTACAACTTTAACATCGGTACTCTCAACAAGCAAGTACTTATTTCTTGGAGACAAATAATACATTATACACCTAAAACCTTTTTATTTAATTCGTATTCTTCTTTAGTAAAAAAATTTGTTGTTCTTGAATTACAGTATTTACAATAAAAATCAACTTGAATAGAGTTGTTAAATTTTGTTTCTACATTTCCAGTAGGCAACCAAAAATGAGTCTTACTATCTATAGAATATGGAAAACATTTTTTATCTTGATCATGCCTTGGGACTAAATGATTGCATTTAATAGACATAAAAAACCTCCTAATCAATTATTAATAAAATAATCAATTAGGAGGTTTATGTCAAGCTATTTTAGCCACATTTTGAATTACCACAGTCAGAGCAAGTAACGCATCCATCTTGGTAAATCAAGTTAGTCGAACCACAATCACCACAAGTTTTCTGTCCTGTTGCTTTAGTACCGTCTGGAACGTATTGCTTTAGAACTCTAGAAATTGAACGTGCAAATGAGAACATATCTGAATCTTGTTCCTTCTGCATTTGTTCAACAACGTAGTTAATTGGCGCACCATGACGTAATGAAAGAGAAAGAAGTCTTGTAAAAGCAGATTGATTTGCATTATCAAAAGCTTTTACAACATCACGAATGGTTAAATCATCAACAATCAAGTCATAACGTGATTGTGTCTTATTTGTTGATGTTTTTAGTAGTTGTCCTTTCTTAGCATTCTTTGGAAGATCAACAAGTTTATTGGCTCCACCAAGAATCTCATAAGGTTTACCATCCATTAGACCAACAAGAATGGTCCATTTCTCACCTTTAATTGTAACGTTATGAATATCAGCTTCAAGAGTTGTTGGGCGTTTTGGAGCATTATGTTGTGGGAAGGTTTCTTTCTTGGTTTCTGTAATAAGAACACCATCACGCGAACCATCAACATAAACTGTAATACCTTTGAGTCCAAGTTTCCAACCAAGACGATAAAGCTCTGAAACTACTTCTGGTTCTGTACCTTTTGGAAGATTGATTGTTGACGAAATAGAATGGTCAATATGTTTTTGAATTACACCTTGAATCTCTACACGACGTTTCCAATCAATTTTGTCCGATTCAGTAAAGAACGCTGGTATTTCATCTGTTTCAAACTTCTTTAGATATTCTTGAACGTTGTGATGATAAACTTTGTATTCTGTCCATTTATCTCCCATAACGTCTACAAAGGCTGCTGCTTGATCTTGCTCATTATGAGAAAGTTTGCGACGGCGAATGTAGAAGTTGCGGAATACTGGCTCAAGACCAGATGAGGTTTGTGACATAATTGAAACAGAGCCAGTTGGAGCATTTGTTAGGATGCTGATATTTCTACGTCCAAATGTCTTAATTGCATTTTGTATTGAAGGTGAAAGAGACTTAATAAAAGCATTATCTTTTTCAAGTTCCCAATCAAATACAGCAAATGAACCACGCTCTCTCGCAAGCCAAACTGACTCTGTGTAAGCAGCTTCTTTCAAAGTGTTATAAATTTTATCAATTGTGACAAGTGCATCTGCTGAATCATATGGCATTCCAAGACAAGCAAGTGCATCTGCAAGACCGTGAGTTCCAAGACCTGTACGACGACCATCTACACAAGCTCTTAGTAGGTTTGTCCAAAGTTCTTTCTCATCCTGCGTGTCAGAAGCAGTAATTATCTTTGTAAGTTTCTCAATTTCAAGTTCTACAAGATCATCAGAAAGACGCATTGCACGTTTTACAACACTTTCAAACTTTTCAAAGTGGAAATATGAATTTGACTCAAATTGATTTACTACAAATGATTTAAGGTTTACTGAAATCAAACGGCAAGAGTCATATGCAGAAAGTGGGATTTCACCACAAGGATTAGTTGTTAGTGTTTTAAAACCTTCATTAGCATAGCTTTGTGCTGGTAGATACTTCTCAATGTTTCCCCACATCAAGAGTCCTGGTTCTGCCGTCCTTGTTGCTGAGTCAACGACTTCTTTCCATAATTCTCTGGCTCTAACAGTCTTAGAGTAAGAAGGATTGCTGGAATCAACAGGAAATCTAAGAACAAAATCTTGGTCTTGTTCCACAGCTTCCATAAAATCATCTGAAATTTTGATTGATACATTTGCGCCTGTAACCTTTGTTAGATCATGCTTCATTTTTGTAAATTTCTCAATGTCTGGGTGTCGAACATCGAGAGAAATCATTAGTGCCCCACGACGACCATTCTGACCAATCATACGGCATACATAAGAATAGAAATCGGCAAACGACCAAGCACCTGTAGTAGTTCCTGCTGAATTATTTACTGTCATTCCCTCTGGGCGAAGATTAGAAATGTCAAGTCCTACACCACAACGACGCTTAAATAAATTTGCAAGATGTTTACCAGAATCCATAATTGAAGAAACATTATCTTCTGGAGAGGCGACTACAACACAATTAGATAATGATGCAATTGTTTCGTTATTACCAATTCCGTACATTGGCGAACCTTGTGGAACAATGTAACCAAAATTAACAATATCATTATAAATTGTCTCATAACTTAAAGCATTATCACCACCAAATTTTGCTTCAATACGAGCAAATTCAGCAGCAATACGTTTATGCATTTGCTCTGGATTTGATTCTAGATACTTGCCATCTTTTGACTTTAGAGCATATTTTGTTGCAAATACGTTTGCAGCAAGTTCATCACCCTTAAAATATTCTAAACTTGATTTATTTACTTCTTCTCTACTATACATCGCCGTTCTCCGTTTTTTTCTTTTTGTATTTTGAGTATTTCTTCTTCAGATTATCTTCTTGCTCTTTAGAAGTTCTTACCATTATGTCCGATGGAGTCTCACCTGTCGAGGGCAAAACTTTAATTTTTACATTACTTGTATCCATGAAGATTGGATAGACAAGACCATCTGGACCATTACGATTTTTTGCAACAAAGATTCTACCAGAGTTTGAAGCTTTATCTTCAACCGTTCTTGATACAGAAAAAATAAAATCAGCAACAAAGCACTTATTGAATGCCTCTGAAATTGATTCCATTGTAATTACTTCTGCATTTAGACCAGAGCGATTTGTTTGTGATGCCGTCCAAACAGGGCAAGTATACTCTTGTGCTAGTCCTCGCAACTCTTCATAAATAGTTTCAAGTTCCTGTCTCTTCTCTTTCTGATTTGAAATAGGACGAAGAAGATCACCATAGTCTACGATAATCATATCTGGTTTAATACCCTTAATCTTTAGCTTCTCAAGGTGAAGTTTAAGAGTGTTAGTAGAAGCAGATTTGGTTGGATACTCTTTTACAATAAGTTTACCAGCCAAATCCTGTACTGATTGAAAAATCTGCTCTTTGTAGGTAAACAAATCTTTCAACTCAATACCAGTAAGACAACTATCATAACGAGAAGCAACAACAGAATCAGCAAGCTCAAGTGTGTAATGAACTACAGTCTTACCGAGTTTTAATGCCTCTGTACCAAGATGCACAAGCACCATTGATTTACCAGCACCAGTAGGAGCAATAACTACTCCAAGCTCACCAGTACCAAGACCACCTTTGCAAATATTATCAACCTCAGACCAACCCATACTAACTGGATTACGAGCTTTGATTTGGAATCGCTTCTCAAAGTCTACAAGATAATCATAACCAAAATCAGATGTTGTTCCAAGTTTAAGGGCTTCATTAATTGTTTTAGAAATTTCATCAAAAGAAGCAGATTGCAGAAGTTTAACAGACTTCAACATTGCTTCTTTTAGTTTCTGTTTCTTGCAAAAATCAAGTGATGTTTCCTTGATAAATTGAGCACCATCTGGTTCTGCATCCTGCATACGAGCAAAGAAATCACGAACTTGCTTTTGCACGGTTTCGTTTTGATCCTCAAGACCAGACCTAACAAGCGTAGTCATAATATCAAATGTAGGATGAATCTTATATTTATCTTTGTAATTAAATACAATTTGTACAAACGCTTGGAGATACTTTAGTTCAAGAAACTCAACAGAAAATACCTCACGGATTTGGTCGCAGAAAGGACGATCCATAAGAATAAGCTGTACGAGATTTTCTTGAAAAGTTTTCCCAAAGCGGCTAAAGTCGCTTCTTTCAACTGTGGTCATTAGACACCTATTTGGAAGTTATAGAGTAATACGGTCTACCAAGCTTTGCAAGACCAATAACGTGCTTTAGTTTTGGGGCCTGGATTTTCACAATTATGGCGTGCTCTGAATGATTTACGTCTTTTTGGATTAGACTTTTTAATCTTCATATTTTTATCGCCAAAATTAACTTTCTTTACGTTGCCAGTTTTTGGATCTTTAACGTAAACTTTTGATTTTTTTACATCACCTTTCATTGGCTTATTGAGTTGAACAGTTCTGCCTTGATACTTAGCTTCAAGTATCATATTTTCAGATGATTCAATTACCTCTAATAAGCAGGCTTCACATACTAGTGTTCCATCATCTAAAGTTGCCGCTTCAGCAAGATTTAGACTATCAAGTTGTTCTATTGCCTTTTTCAATATTTGTTTTGCTGATTTTATCTTTCTCTCGTCTGCTATGTCTGGGTAATTTACAAAAAGACCTTTTTTGGGATCAACAACATTTTCTTCTTGTTCAGCTTTATAATCTTCTATAGCTTGCATGGAATCAAATTCTTTTCCATCATAATAAAAAGATTCTTTAAGATTCTCAGATACAACTGGTGATGCTGATTGTGGTTGTAGTAACTTTACTAAACCTTTAGCAGATATAAAAGCTCTCCAACTTTCCACAAGAAGTTGTTGATCTTGAAATGATGAAAACTTCTTGCTCATTTTATTTTTGCATTCCTGCTGGAGCTTGCGTTGGAGCTTGTGCGTTTGTTTTATTAAGAGCCATTTTAGATAATTCTGTATAAAATGTTTTATGTAATTGTACTTTATTTAGAAATTGTTCTAATACAGAAAGTTGTTGTTGGGCATTATCTTTCTTCTCATTCATCTTTCTTATAAAAGGACTAGTTTCAGCAGTAGCTGTAGCAATTTGTTTATCAACAACCTGTTGGGCTTGTTCGTTTAACAACTCTTCCATAATAAGTTTGCGTATGTAAGATTCGGTTAATTTCATAATAAAATTCCTTTTAGATAATTAGTCCTTCTTTTTCTTTTTAGTCCAAGAGATTGGTTTAGAAGAAGTCTTTTTTCTTAATGGGCCTTTACCAGCAGATTTACATTGTGCTTTAGTTGGTCTGCAAGCTGGATACTTACCACCACTATCGGCAGAGTCACGACCACAAGGACCACCAGTTCTACAATTTATCCAACCTTTACCTTTATTTCTTGCAAACCATCCGTGAAGACCTTGATCTTTTTCTTTAGAGAAGTTTGGTTTGTATGGTTTTTTCTTTTTTGCTTCATCTAATTCTTCTTCAATTATTTCTATTTCACCAAGGTCTATTTCTTCATTCTTTTTTTTTCTACCTTGACAATGTGCTCTCTGAGAGAAACCTTTTGGATTTTTACAATTTATAGAACTTTTGTATTTATCAGACCATTTTTCTTCTATTAAATCAATTTCTTCTAATTCAATTTGTTCTTTTTTTATTTTTACACAATTAGGGTATCGTTTACCAAACATAGTTTTCATACCTTTTTGTGTATAGCCTTTCCAACATCTTTCGTTAAGTTGATTACCTTGTTGTTCTTCTTGTAAATTTTTAGTTTTCTCTTTAGATGCTTCTTTTCTTTGTTCAGCGTAATCAAGAGCTTTCTTAAGTCTTGATTTAACCTCTGGTTCTTTGGCTCTATCATATGCTACACGAACTCTTTGATGAATTAAATTTATTATTTGTGATTGGCGAGCGTGTGACTTAGACTTAAAAGATTCTTTTGATAATGTATCCTTTATGTCTTGTACAGAAGAAAACTTTACACTTACTGTATCTTTTGGATTTTCATCTGTATACAATCTACGATCTGAATCTTTTGGTTTTTTACCAGTTCCAACTTTTGGATCTGATTTTTCTAATAACAAATAAGTATCAATTTCTTCATCTGTTGCACTTTCGCTTATGCCTTTCCAAATCTTTCCTTGACGGCATTTAACAACAGCACCAGAAGCATAAGCAGAAGGCCAAACATCATATTTACGTTTGGCTATTCTAGTACAACGATCACCAGATTTCTTCTTTTTAGCTTCTTGGAGGTTATTTATAAGTTGTATTAATTTTGGCTTTATATCGTTAGCGGTCATACCTTTTAGTTTTACACTAGCAATAACATTTTTTATATCACTTTCTAAAGCACCAACAGCAATATCTATTTCATTTTGTCTTTGTTCTGCTGGCGATTGTGTCTGTGTATTGACTGTTTCAGCTCCTTGCTCTTCTGTGGAATCATATGTTTCTTCCTCAACAAGAAATTTCTTCCAGTTTTCTAAAATCAAATTATACTTCATACATTTAAGTAGTACTGTTTGCTACAATTTTCTTAAAACAAGTCATTAAAGAACTAAAATCTACAACGCCAAAACCATCTTGCATAGACATACGCCTAAACTCAAGTTGATTCAATTGTGGTTCAAAATTTTCAACAAGTTCATCAATCATTTGTTTTGTTTGAAAAGAAATCTGTGGAGAAGAAAGTTGCATGATGCGATAGTTGTCTTTAATCACATCAAAAGATGAGGCGATACTTTCAAACGCTTTTCCTTCTTTGTCTTTAGAGTATTCAATAACATCATTTGGTAGATACTGTTTCTCTTCAACAAGAATAGGAATTCGTTTAGCTACAGTAGCCATACCAACGCCACGCACACCTTTTAGATTATCACTATCATCACCTGTAATTGCTCTTGCTAGTGCAAAATTATTTGGATGAACACCATACTTCTCAACAATCTTAGCAACATTTAGTAGTTCTTCTTGGATAGGACGATAAAGAATAGTCTTATCATTAATAAGTTGTATAAAGTCCTTATCTGAAGATACAATTACTTTTTGCCAACGTTTGTAATGTTGGTGGTTTACAACATATGAAATAAGATCATCAGCTTCAATATTTGGATAAAGAAGCTGAATGATAGGCATTTGGTTAAAATACTCAGCAACTCTTGTTTGCTGCCAAATTCTGTTAGAAATTTCCTCATTCTCTGTAAGATTACGAACATCGCGATTAAGACGAAGAGGATTTCGACCTTCTTTGTAGTTTGAATTCATAAGTTTACGTTTCTTGGAACCACCTTCACCATCCCAACAAACATAAATGAGATCTGGGTTTATAGTGTTACATAGCTTTTGCATAATTTTAAGAAATCCAACTACCCCACCAACAGGTTGACCATTAGGTGAAAGAGTTGGATTTGTAATGTACGCACGAAGATACTGATTATTAGCATCAACAACCATCATTCTTGGCATAGTTTTACATCCTCATAGTAATAATAATGTTCTTTATTGTCTTCAACATTCCAAACAGCATACATTTCTGGGTATGCTCTAATAACTACTCCCAAAATGCTGAAGTCTGCATTTAACGCTCTTGTTTGATCTAACTTTTTCATAACAAGCATGGAACCAGCAATACTGTTTCTATTGACCCATACTAAATCACCTTCCTTAATGTCTGTGTTCATCGCAAAGCGTAGACCAACGAGTAGTTTTTGCAGGATTACCGCAAACTTCACACATAGTAAATGAGTCTTTTTCAGCTTGATTAATTACATCATAGATTGCTTGTATGTCTTGTTCGGATGCATTTGTAATATACGAAATGTAAAATCTAAGACCACCAAACTTTTGCTTAACTTGTGTTGCAACAACGTGGTCCTCAACATTATCAATCTTGTTGTTGTATTCTTCAATGAAGTTTGCAACTCTATCAATAATTGAATACCAACCTTTATCACACTCAAAATACTTAAGTGAAGCAAACGTTTTTGGATACTTGTCAATTATTTCAGTTTCCCACATTATTCCTCCTTTCTTTTACAATTTTTCCAATAGCATTAATAGTATTTATAGCTATGTCGGAAAGAGAATAAGGCTTTCCACTATTAACAGTGTTTGAGATTTCATTCATCATAACATCATAACTAATAGCCATAGCATAATGAAAAGCTTCAAGTTCTTGAGTCCCTTCTTCTGGGTTTACTTTTCTCATTGAAGTAGAACCATCCCTTTTATAAATGGTCCAAAATCCTTCTTTCTGCTCTTCCCAAGGATTACGATAATTATCGGCATACTTAGTTTCTACATATTTCTTATTACTCATTGTAAATCCTCATAGACTGAATACCACCATTCTCATTAGAGTAAACAACCTTTTTCACCCCAACAAACTGCATAGCAGCCTCGCACATAGGGCAGGGCTTAGAATTGCGAAGGCATCCATCACGACCAACGCGAACAACATAAACAGTAGAACCCTCAGTAATGGAGCGGTCAAGACCAAGAATAGCACCAATCTCAGCATGGACAGTAGCATGACCACGCTGCTTCTTGCTATCGCGGAATCGATTAGCCCAAGCCTTGTACTTATTCTTGTTACAAGAAGTATTCAGAACAGTACCACCGCGAACAAGTACAGCACCATGCTTGTACTCACGAAATTCAGTCTGTCCTGCAATACGCATAGCAAGCTCAATGTAACGCTGCTTCTTCTTAGAAAGCTTACTCGGGTCATTCTCCATAGTGTTCTTTGCTCCAACACACAGATAGTAACAAAGCCCCATAGGGAAGTCAACCCTATGGAGCCTGTTTCTTTTACAATACTAAATTATCTAAATACCGTAAGCTTTACGTCTAGCTTTTCTAGCTAATTCTGCCTCTTCTGCACGGGTGAGTGCTCCTGGTGTTCTTGTGGTTGAATACTCAAGCCTTCCAGTATTTGGGTTTTCAATAGCTGTTGTTTGATAAACCCTTTCCATTTCTTCTCTGTCAGCCTCTTCTCTTCTGTATTTTTCGTTTGCTGCAATTCTATCTTGTTCGGCTTGTCTAGCTGCTTGACTTTGCTTAAATCTTTGATCTCTAACATGCTTATCATATTCTGATCTTTTTGTTTCCATTTCCTGTGAAGCTTTAGTACCTAAATATTTTTCATAAAATTCTTCAACAGGGGTCAAATATTTACTAGCAGCACTAGAAGCCTCGTTGTTCCCCATTGCAATTATTTTTTTGAGTGAACTTTCTTGAGAAGGATACATTTTCATAAAAGCTTCATCATCTAATAATTCTCTTGCTCTATTTTTTATTTTACGTCCACTTTCATTACTAACACCAAAAAAATCTTGTACTGTATAAAGACCTTTTTCTACAAAATTTGGTTCATAGCCAGCTTCGTTTAATACAGAATATAATTCTTCTTTTATTATTATTCTTAATTGTGATTCAGATAGTTTTTTCATGTAATTGTACCTCGTTTATAAATAGTACAATTACATGAAAAAAGCATAAAATTATTAATCTTCGCTTTCTATATTGTAATAATTTGAAGCATTACCAGTTTGCTTATCAAATTTAGTAATAAGTTCTTCTTCTACAATACTCAGTACAGCATTTCTAAAACTTTCATTCTGAAGTTCTGTAGCAAAATCTGCTGATCTAAATCTTTTTTCTGACCCATCAAGTAGAGTAATTGTCCACCAAGCACCACTTGAAGCTCTATCTGATTTAGAGATAATGTCAAGCCAAGCTTCGTGGTCTGAAACTTCTACTCGCTCTCCACCCCATAACAGTTTAAGCGAACATTCTCTACCTTCTGTACCAAAACGAGATTTCTTTAGTACACATTTAGTCTCTGACCCGATTCTAAATCCTGTTGGAGATACAACATAACTTGCTTTGCTCTTTTTGGGAGTAAGCCAAATTCTTAGTGAATAAGCATAAGATAGTGCTTTACCACCAGGAGTTATAAATGGGTTTACAAGCATTTCTGTATGTGCTGTTGGACCCATTACAATGTTCTGTTTTAGCTGATTAAGGACAAGAAATGTGCTTTTCTTGTTTGCAATTGGTTGAATAAGTTTTGCAAGACCTTTTGACATAATTCTTGGTTTTACTGCCATTGAAGACTGAGGGTTAAAGTCTCCTTCAAGGTCTGCAAGCGATGGAGTAAATGCAAACGAGTCAAGAACAAACAAGAAGTGATCACCTTCTCCAAGAAGTTGTTCAATAGTTTCAAGAACAAACTCAATGTTTACTGCTTGAGTATAAATGATCTCTCCTACATTACAACCAGCTTTACTAAGGAATGAAGGGTCTAGTGCAGATTCAGAATCAAAGTAAACTACAGTCATTCCCATCTTTTGTGCATTAGCAGCAATCTGAGCAGCAAAATATGACTTACCAGAGGCTTCAATACCTGCAAGTTCTGTAATACGTCCAACTGGAATTCCTGCTTTCTTACCTCTACAAATAATAGAGTCTAGTACATCTGAACCTGTTGGAATCCATTCTGTTACTTCTGATGGGTTTTGTTCAAGAAGATCAAAAGAAACTTCAATTCCTGCTTTTTTATTAATTGCATCTCTCATTTGTGCAATAGATAATTTACCATTTGTCGTTGTTTGAGTTTTTTTAGCCATTTGGTTCCTTTGTGATAAATGAAAACGGGTGTACCATAAAGATACACCCGCCTCATTAGTTTGTCAACAGATTAGTCGTCTGTACCAGTGAAATCTGCGAATGCCTCATCAACTGCGGAGGAGGTTTTCTTAGACTTAGTGCCGCCTTTTACAATCTCGCGAGACTCTGTTTCAGCAGATTCATCGGAAGCAAGGGCAGCGTCGAGGATCTTCTGAACCTCTTGTGTGCTCTGGCGTGGATAAAGTGCTCCAAAGTCTGGAATAGTATCAAGAAGTTCCTTGCATTTTGCTGCTCCACCATAAGATGGGTCACAAAGTGGCGAGGACTTACGGCGTGGTGTGATCTTAGTCTCTGGAAACTGGTCTTTTGCACCAGCAGGAGGCTTAGTGTAGTCAATTACAAGGTCAAGACCATCCTGTGGGTCAGTAATATCACCATACTCTGGATTTAGAACAAGACCAATCATAGTCTCGTAGGCACGCTTACCATATTCCCATACCTGTACACCCTTTGCCTCTTCTCCGCGAACGAGAACAGGAGACATAAAACGCTGCTTGGGGAATAGTTCTTTTGCCATCTTTTGGCTTGCCTTATCCTCGTTTGCTACACCATCACGCCAAAGTTGTGATGCAAAGTTACAAACAGGGCAATCATCACCAAAGTTCTTTTTGGGACAAAGAACAGTCTTTCCGCCTACCTTGTAATGGAAGAAAAGCTCCTTGAATGGATCACCATCTTCTGTTGGAACGATACGAACAGAATGCTGTCCCTCTTCCATCTTCCACTTAACAGAATTATTGCTCTCCTTACCGTTATTAGCAAGCTTCTCAAGCTTGTTCTTCATTTTGCTCATATCAATAGCCATTTTATTGTCTCCTTGTTGTTAAGAACGGTTGAACAAATCTCTTCAACCGCCATGTTTCTATCTTATCCCTCTAGGGTGCTTTCGTCAAGATCCATTTCAAGAATCTCTCCTACTAGCGTTTTATGGTTGAAGATTCGGAATTCCTTAGCCTCAACATCATAAACTGTTTCGGAACCATCGGCAAGAGTTCTTACCTTTCCTGTTCCTTTTATCTTAGCCTCAACCATTCGTTTTGGCAAGTCATTAATTTTTACAAAGTGCATAGTTCTTTGAGAACCATCTTTCTTTAGAAATGTACCCTTATAAGACTTCATATTACCTCTGTATGTGTGGAGATTTTTTTACAACATAGCAATAGTTTTTTCCAAACGAATTAGAATAAACTCCAAAGCTATTCTTTACAAAATCTTGTGTTTTACTATCTATTTGGTTTGAGATAGTATCAAATAAATCACCATCAGTTTCTAACTGTTTCTCATCGATAGAGTAATAGTATCTCTTTTCCCTACACTCGTCAAGTCCATAAAACATACTTTCATCACCAGAATTAAAATCCATAATTCCTATAGTATTTATACAATACGTTGGTGAGGATTCAAACTCATTACCTATAACAGATTCATTGTGATCAAAAAAATTAATCATGTGAATAGTGTCTGCAATTACAGTATTTAATTTATCATAATAACCTAAAATTGGTATTTTACCAACAGTTTTTGCAACATCTTCGTATGTTATTATATACATTGAATCAAATTTTTTAGATCTTGTATACTCTTGTAAAACGTTATAGACAATTCTATCTGTTGTTTTTTGTAAATCTGTTAGGAACTTTTGACTTGGTTTAATATAAAAAATTCTAATGTTACAATCTTTATATTTTTCTAAAACTTTTAAAGAAGCAGAACATACAATTTCATCACCACTTACAAAAAAATCTAAATCACTATTATTATCTATAGAATCTATTCTAATATGATCTGTTTTTTCTTCATACTTTTCTGGATGGTCTTGTTCTTTTACCTGTACTTTATATATTTTATATTGTGGATATTTAGAAAATTTATCTGCAACAGAACAACCAGTCTTACCTAATCCTAGTATATTCATTCATAGCCCATTGGAATTTGTAATGCACTAGCAATAATCTCTTTTACATAAGGAGTCTTATCGTCAAGATTATCAATATCTTTATACTCAACCCATTTATAGTCAGAATGCTCATAGTTTAATTCAATGTCATTTTTAAAATCATCACAAAGATAAATGTACATTTTACCTGTTTTTGTTTTACGAAGACCAGCATACGTCACACTACCATCGAGGTTTGTTTCCTCTTTTAGCTCTCTTTTTGCAGCTTTATATGGTGCTTCACCCTTTTCTATGTGTCCACCTGGAAATGACCAATGAAGTGGCATCCACTCATCTGTTTTAGATCTTTTAATTAAAAGTATTTTAGTTTTATCTGTAACAACAATAACAACAGAATCGTGAGTATCTTTCTCTTCCATGATTACCTACTTCAGTATTTCTCTTATAACCTCTCTAACTGTTTCTTCAACAATATTTTCGTTCATATGTTTAAAATATTGTACTTGTTTTTCTCTTTTTTGAGCACCTTTTTTTGATGAATAACAGCCAAGATTTTTATTATTCTTTTTTGATTTTAAACACCATTCTGAACCTTGTTTAACTATATGTTCATTTACGGTTGTTGCGACGTTTCTTGTACCATACATGATGAAGTTAATAAACGCTTGATGTGGAGTACCATGTAAAGCTGTTTCTTCTCTATTGGTTCTCATATCATATCTTAAAACACCAGGAGATCCCATTGTAATTGCAGGAGTTCTACTTTCTATTACTGAATTAATAATTTGGGTTACTCTTTGTTTCTCTTGTTCGTTTTGTACAGATGTAATCCCAGCTTTTAAAACTAAAGCTCTTGCTGCAATTGCTGCTGACCTGTTCATGCCTGCCTTACAAGAAACAAGGACAAAAGCACTATCTGGTTCATTAGCAATACTTTGTGCTACTTGCTCCATTTTAGCTAATTGTTCTTGTGTTGGATTACTTGTATCTTGTGTAGGACAAGCAACAACTTTTCCCTTTTGACTTTCCATTTCTTGTGGAGTTAGTTGATTTATTGTTTCTTCAGCAACAAGATAAACTTTACTAAATCTATCAACTATATCAGTCATAAATTTAGAACCCATAATAGGTTGTTCACCAACATATATGTTAGAGCTTCCTATTTGATTATATCTATCACTTTCTGAAGGTTTAATACCAACTGACCTTTTTAACTTATCAAATACACCCTCACCCATAGGAGGAGCAGATTTGGAGCGTTCCATAGAAGGCTTGATTGAGTAAGGAGGACCAGCTTTTTGCCCTCCGTGACCAATTACTCTCTTTTTCAAACGACTATGCTTAGCCTTCATCTTTCTTTGATAAGGCTCGGTTTGTTCTGCTAATAGCTCTCTGAGTTCTTTTACTAAAGGGTCCATTATTTAAGCGTCAATAAATATTTGAGTTTATTAAACTCTCCAAGTATTTCATCACGAATGTTTAGAAGATCTGTATCTCTTTGTGGATCAAGTGTATCTGTAAGACCAACCAAAATTTCAATGTATCCATCAACAATACCTTCTACATCCCCACCAAGGTTCTGTAGCTCAATTGGACCAGCAACACGAACTCTTCCGTTTCTTCCCATCCAAGCTTCTGCAAATGTGTCAATAAGATCGCCAAGTGTACCATAAATTCCACCAAAAGCTGAATGTCTGGCGAATGATTTTGTTTGCCAATGGAAGATTCTCATTTGTTGTTCCATTTGAACCAGTTGCATTATTACTTGATCCATTTTTATCTCCTAACACTATAAGTAGTCAAATCTTACGCATTTCTCCATAATTATTACCTGCTTTCACATTAACCTTGAATATTCCAAGGTCTGTTGATGAATAAATCTTCATAATTTGTTTTAGATCTTTTTTATCTTCTTCTGCCAAATCAATAACAATGTTGTCATGAATTGTAAAAGCAATAAAAGATTTACGACCTTTTAGAAACTCAAATACTTTAATCATCTGACGAAGAGCAAGTTGAGCAAAAGAAGACTGAATAAGGTAAGACAAAGCGTGCTTAGAATCTGCCAATATTTCTTTGCCGTAGAAATTAGTAATCTTCTCTCCATCCCAATACTTGCCAAGGACTTTTTCTTTATTGTAAATGACTTCAGCCTTTTCATTTTTTGTATCTCCATAAAGCCAAGCAAGAAATGAGACTTTTGCTTCATCTCTTGTTTTATTTCCGTCAAAGATATGTTTTGCATTCCAATCGTGAATGTCAACGTTTGGTTGTTCAACACCAGCAAGAGCCAAGAATGTACGAAGCTCTGCACCGTTGTAATCAAGCTCAATAAACCAATCATTATTTGGATTTAGAATTGTTCTGTGGTTCTTATCCATCTGCATAATAGGGAATGAACGCTTATGGGTCGAAAGTCTACCAGTTTTAGTTCCAAAGATGTTGTAGTTGATGTAGGGACTAAGATTGGAATACTTGTCGATAATTTTATCTTCTGAAAGACAAGAAGTATCAATGTTTAGTTTTCTACTTTTAATGTCCCAAACAACCTCTGAAAGAGCCACAAGATAATCATAATCATGTGGCTTCTGTTTTGTTTCAAGAACTTCTTTTACAATCTTGGTTTTTGCATCATAATATCCAACCAAAAAATGTTGAGGAATTAGATCAAACAAACAATTATCATCAAGATTAATTTTAGAGTTTTGAAAGGACTTAAAAAATGCTTTCATCTTGTCATTAAGCATCTTCCAATCTTCTTTATTGTTGGACACAGCATCATTAATCTCACCTTGAAAATACAGGTAAGCATACTCTCCGTTTTGGAAAGAAGGATGATAATTCCAAGAACGAGCAAATTGTGGAGCTTTGTCAGTTATTACGCCATTACAAAAATAACCAACACACTCACCTTTATTGTCGAGCGGTTCAACATACATCCTACCTCCTAGAAATAAAGCTTATAGGTGTCATTAGGTAGTAT